TATGTTACAGGGGCGATTGAAGGTTTATTGTCTTACTTCCGTAACCCTCGTATCAAATACAAACAACTTGCTGAGGAATATGCGTCGATAGATAAAAAGAAATCAACTTCTTATGACCGTAAACAATTACCGATTAAGATTTTCATCAACTCGATGTTCGGGGCGTTGTCAGCACCACAAGTATTTCATTGGGGTGATATGGATAAAGGTGAGATGATTACTTGTACAGGTCGTCAGTATCTTCGTATGATGATTCACTTTTTTATGGATCGTGGATACACACCTCTTGTAATGGACACGGACGGTATTAACTTCTCGGTTCCTGAAGGTGTTGAGGAAAGACGATATGTTGGTAAGGGTCTGAACTGGAAAGTTGTTGATGGTAAGGAATATATTGGTGAAGAAGCGGATGTAATGGAGTTTAATGATCTTGCGATGAGAGGTGAGATGGCACTTGATACTGATGGACAATGGCCGGCGTGTATTAACTTGGCTCGTAAGAACTACGCACTTATTACCTCAAAAGGTAAAATCAAACTAACAGGAAACTCAATCAAATCTAAAAAGATGCCGATCTACATTGAGAAGTTCTTAGATAAGGGGATTAAGTTATTACTTGACGGTAAAGGACAAGAGTTTGTTGAATGGTATTATGAATACGTACAACAGATATTTGATCTACAAATTCCTTTGATGGACATAGCAAACAAAGCTAAAGTAAAACAAAGTATTGATGACTACATTATTCGTAGTAAACAAACAACAAAGGCAGGAAGTTTAATGTCTCGTCAAGCACACATGGAGTTAGCAATCAAAGAAGGTCTTAATGTAAATCTTGGTGATGTAATCTTTTATGTTAACAACGGTAGTAAGGCTTCACACGGTGATGTTCAGAAAGTTAATAAACCAAAGAAGGGATGGTCTGAAGAACATATCAATACTTACGGTGGTCCTATCCCTGAAAACTTAGATTCAATAATACAACTTAATTGTTATCGTATTGATCCTTCAGATTTAGAAAATAACCCAACTATGAAAGGTCAGTACAATATACAAAGAGCGATTGCAACATTTAATAAAAGAGTTGAACCATTGCTTGTAGTTTTTAAAGAAGAGGTTAGAAATGGATTGTTGGTTAAAAACCCTGAGGACAGACCATTCTTTACTAAAGTTCAATGTGAGTTAATTAATGGACAACCTTTTGATGAGGGAGATCAAGATAAATTAGAAGATGTTATGGAAATCTCTAACGAAGAAATGTTATTTTGGAATAGGGTTGGTGAAACTCCATATCACATGTATAAAAACGCAGACCCCTTAATGTGGAGTTACTTACCAAATAAAGATTTATTCAAGCTTGATACCGTCTGATGATAATATGTACCATATGTCCTCAACAAATTGAAAGGTTACACAGGCTCCTTTATTTAATTCTATTTCATCCCATTCTTCATCAATTTTGTTTACATCAGGTGAAATTTTACAGTTAGTTAGAGTTTTTATTGTTAACTTCAAATTTTTCATAGAATCTAAAATAATATCACAATGATCTGTGTTTTTTACAATTAACAACTCTTCTCCATTTGTTTTGTAAAAACTTTGATCAATTACTGTGGTTTCGTAAGTTTCCATAAATACAGATCTATTTCCTTTAGATATTACTTTTCTTTGAGGTTTTAAACTTTTCATCATTAAATAACATATATTTGTCTTGGCATGGCTCTAAACTTTAATTGTTTATTTAAGTTTTCGGCAATTAATGCTTCTCGTTCCATTACCTTTTCAGGTTTCAATCTTGTCAATCTACCTTCAGGACCTATAAGTTCCTCAATAAGTTTAGCTTTCTCATCTTTAGCTTCAGTTGCTAAGGTTGTATAATCCATTGTTAAATCACCTTCGGGAGTTTTGAGACTACCGCTGAACTTACCTCGAACTCTTGCTAACGTTTCTTTACAATATGCGGTGAACCATCTTCTAACCCAAATCTGTGCAGGATTGTTAAGTTCATACCAACTGATTCCTTCAAACGGAACGTCCGATGGTAGCTTGACGATATCAGGATTATCTTTTAAACATTGATCTCTATCACCATCTGTGGTGTCATAATACCAATACCAAACTTGTCCTTTCGCCAATTCAGAATTTCCAAAATCAAATTTACCACCTGGTGTGTTCATTAAGTGTAACGCCTTTTTACCGTCTGGCAATGCTGTAATTCTGTAAGTTAATTCGCCCGCAAAAATCCTTCTTTGTATGTTTACCTCTTGCATTCTAAGTAATGTATCAAAAGCCGGTGTTAAATAATAACTTCCTGCCATATTACCAATTTGTGCAAGACCACCTCCACCACCTAATCCAGTTCCTGTACCAATACCTGCAAAACCACCTAAACCAAACAATAGATTATTAAGAGTTGCCGGTGTAAACCATAAAATTTCATTTAACTCACGACCCGCAGGAATTTCATAAATCTGTTGATTAGGGACTAATTGTACATAATCTTTTTTCAAAACCCAATCACCTCCGGCCTGTAAACCTACAATTTTAGAATATGCATAAGTGTATCGTGTTTCGTAATCTAAACTTTTAGTTAAAAAGGCTTTTGATAAAGATTGTGTGTCTAAATTTAAATTATAAAGTGAGGTCCATTGAGACTCTATTAACCAGTCTTGGACATATTGTGAATAATCATCGATAGAATACTCCAATAAAGTATCCATCATTTCGTCTTCCAATTCTACCGACCTTAAAGGTGCCCCAAGTAAATGCCTTACTTTTTGGTAAAATTTAGTTCTTTCAGGTTCATCTATAATCGCCATAGAATTTTTTATTATAAATATCTTTTTATTTAATAATTTTACAAAAACAAAAAGTACCTACTTTTTTTCCGTGTTGGATAGGTACAACTCATTAACAAATTCCCAATTAACTACATCCCAAAAATTTTTTATGTATTCGTCTCGTTTGTTTTGATACTTAAGATAATAAGCGTGTTCCCACACATCTAACCCTAAAAGGGGGAACCCACCATTTTTTACAACATTCATTAACGGGTTGTCTTGATTTGGTGTGGACATAATCTTTAAATCCCCATTTTTTGATAAGTATAACCACGCCCACCCCGATCCAAAACGATCTTTGGCGGCTTCGTTAAACTCATCTTTCATTTTTTTGATATTTCCAAAATCCTTTTTAATTTTTTCTAATATCTTACCACTCGGTAATTGTTTTTTTGGGGATAACATTTTCCAAAAAAGTGCGTGGTTAAAAGCACCCCCTGCGTTATTTCTGACTTTTTCGTCAAATTTATTTATACTTTTGATGATTTCATCCAAACTCATTTCACCATCTTTAGATTTCAAAGATTTGTTCAACTTATCAACATACCCCTTGTAATGTTTGTTATAGTGAACATTCATTGTTTTTGAGTCTATAAATCTTGATAGTGATGAATAAGAGTAAGGCAGATTTTCAATACCAATCTTTTTCATTTCAGAAATTAAATTTTCCTTGATTGATTCTTTTTCTGTTAGAAGTATTTGTTCTGTTAAAAGGTTTAATTTATTTTCAATAGATTTTGATTCGTACATTATCGGCTCAAGATCAGGATATTTTTTTTCAAACATCTTAACTAAACGACCTGCGAAAGCGTTTGCTTCGTCTTCATTTTTTCCACCAATGTTTGGTCCGTGTGGTCTTTTAAGAACATTTCGTTGATGTTCGTGAACCCACTCATGAGCTAAGGTTCTCATAATATCTCTATTAAGACGATCCTTAGCCAATACTTTTAATTCTGATTTTTCATTTCTTGACCCTGTAGACATATTACCCATTTGTTTACCAAGAAACATAATGGTAACATCATCTTTTAAAGGGTGTTGTGTTTGTAAGAACTTAATAAACTTATTTATAAAATCCTTATCGTCCTTTTTAAACTTTGTATCGTTGAATGTTATTTTGACCTTCATTATTCATAAATATCTCTATCGAGACTTATTTATCATAGAAAGTATTTCTTCTGCAACATCTCCTACATTTTCAGGGATTTCATCACCCATAACAGTCCTAATGATTTGTTTCTTTTTGTTTAAAATATCATAGATCGCGGCTTCGATTGTGTTATCAAAAATAGGGTAATAAACTAATACATTTGACTTCTGTCCATAACGATAAGCCCTATCTTCTGCTTGGGAGTGTTCTGCAGGAACAAACGATAGGTCATTCATAATAACAACCTCAGCGGAAGTTAATGTAAGACCAACACCTGCAGCTTTAAGGTTACCAACGAATACTTTAATTTTGTCGTTAGTCTGAAATTCATCAACCGCTTGTTGTCGTACTGCGTTACTACAACTACCGTCAAGATAGACCGCTTGTTTTCCGAAGTGTTGATATATGGTTTGAAGAGTGTCAGTAAAGTTTGTGAATATAATAACTTTCTTACCTTGTTCTAAAATGTTTTCGGTAAACTCTATTGTTTGATTAACTTTTTCGTTCGCAATTACTTTTCTTACTTTCATAAGTTTAGAAAACTGAACGGTAAGTGATGAAGACTCATCAGGATTTTTATCGTACCAATCATAATATTCACCCATAAGATTTTCGTAATCTTTTGATTTTAAATTCAAATATATTGGTGTGATAATTTTATCGGGTAAATCCAATACCTCTTCTTTTAATCTTCGTAAAATTTGTTTTGATGTTCTATCTCTTAACTCCTCAAGGTTTGATGCTCCCGAAACATTCCAAACTTTTCTTTTTCCTGCGTTGAATTGGTATCCTTGACAATAACGAATTGCATAAGCCATCCAATTTTGAGCAACAGGACTTTCAATTAAATTTAACAAATTGTAATAGTTCATAGGTCGGGATGTCATCGGTGTTCCTGTTAACAACCAAACTCTATTAATTTTTTTTACAAAACTATTAATGATCTTTGTTCTTTGAGCTTGAACGTTTGAAATCATGTGGGCTTCATCCAAAATAACAAGATCAAATTTTGATTGTTCTAATAAAGTTTCTTCCTTACTTTTTGTATCATGGAAGTTTTTTAATATATCGTAGTTTACAATAACAAAGTCAGATTCAGTAGAAAACTTTTTTCCTTCAGAAATAAACACAGGACGATCAGAATAGTTTTCGATTTCTCTTTTCCAGTTAATCTTTAAAGATGCGGGACATACAATCAATATTTTTTTTGCACCTGTTTCTAAGGCGGCAATAATAGTTGAAGTAGTTTTACCTAACCCCATGTCATCTGCTAAAATAAATCTTTTAGAACCCGCTAATTTTTCAATTGCGGTTTTTTGATGGGTAAGTGGAGGACGATGAGAATACTTCTCGTAATCAATTGTAACCGATTGTACATTGTGTGTTTTAATCAGTGAAGATTTAGGAACCCAAAATTCTGATAATTGATCTTTTTCGTTAAACTTACCCCAAACGTGATAAGATTTTTCTTTTTCTACTAGTAACTTTTCAATGTAGATTTGTTCGGGAACTTCTAAAAGATATCTTTCTTCTGCAAACTTTTTTGCAAAATATGTGTCAAGATCAACCCATTTTCTTGCAACTTTTGGGACGTAATCAAAATATGTTATTATGTAATCGGCCTGAGATCTTGTAGGATAAAACTTTTTGGAGACAGATTTTTTATTTTTTAAATATAGAATATAGTTATTTGCACCCGAATATGACTCGAGTAAATCAAGTGCTTTTAATTCTAAAAGTGTTTGTATATTTTCCAAAACTACTTTTTTATAAAAATACTAATAAAAAAGATATTTATCAATAAATGAGAGTATGAACGGTAAAGTTCCAATAACAAGATTAGGTAAATTTTTTGGCGATCAAGATTTTAATTTAGAAATTGAGATGGGTCAGGAGTGGTTGGTTGGTGACATGAATTTCACCTGTGTATTATATCGTGTGGATAAAAACAAAACAAAGATAGATGATGTATATGGTGAAGCATTAGTTGATGGTATTAAATATTTACCACCTGTTGAGTTTAACGCTTACATCGGAATTGCGGTCCCAACCTCATCAAAAGTGGGTTCTTCAAAAATTCAACAATCAGAACCTGGTAATATATCAATCTATGTTTACATAAAAACTTTAGAGGATTTAGAGATAGACATTAACTTGGGTGATTATATCGGATACTATGACTCTGAAAATTTTGTAAGATACTATACAGTGGTAGATGATGGTCGTGTGTTCTCGGATTTGAAACATACTTATAAAGGATATAAACCTTTTTATAGAACTATATTAGGATCCTATGTTGGTCCTAATGAATTTAGAGGAATTTAATTATGGCATTACCTAAGAAACAAGTCAAACCTTACTTACCAATAAAATACCCAAAAACTTTGTTGGCAAGAAGACACCAAATGGCAGATATGATATCTGAGGATGGAACTTATTTACCTAAGTCCCTTTTACACGCTGATTTAGATCGTGGTTTTTTAGATTTTGTCAAAGAATCCCTCCAAACTATTGTGGAAGGTAAAATAATACCGGTAGTAGATATTTTGATTACATCACAAAATTGGTCACAGTTTGTTGAGACATGGGATTTTCAAAACATTGACAAAAATGTGGAACCACCATTTATTACAACAATTAGAATACCCGAAGTTAAATATGGAAATAACCCTTCAGTAACTTACAATATACCAAATAGAAGAACTTACTACTATATGGAAGTACCTACTTGGGATGGTCAAAGACATGGTATGGACATTTACAAAATTCCACAACCTGTACCTGTAGATATTAAATTCCAAGTTGCGATTGTTTGTAATAGAATGAGAGAAATTAATAAATTCAATCAGATAATAAATCAAACTTTTGCGTCACGTCAAGCATATCAAGTAATAAAGGGTCACTACATTCCAATTATTAATGATGGTGTGAGTGATGAATCAATTATGGATATTGATAAAAGGAAATACTATATTCAAAAATATGATTTTACAATGATGGGGTTCTTAATGGACGAAAACGATTTTGAGGTTTCACCGGCAATTTCCAGAACGTTTACTATGGTTGAAACGGATTTCAAAACTAAAAGAAAAAAACCCAAAAGACCTGAACCAAGAACACCAAAAGAAACTATTTTTGATTTCCCTGTCTCCACGTTGTCAGCTTCTACAATTTTTGATTACACATGTAATTTAAATCTCAACAACACTGAAAATGTAAACACATTTGACGTATTCATAAATGGTATGTTCTATGGGTCCGACCAAGACCTTATTCAAATAAATACAGGTGACGAGTTAAGAATAGATGTTGTAAAATCAAACTCTACAATAAAATCACTGATTTCATTTTTAGAAAATTTAATTTAGTTCTCGCCGTAGATATCTTTTTTCTCAGTACACTTTTCGATGATCAAGTTTTCTAAAAATTTGTACATTTTTATACCCCTTTTATCACAATACTTTTTTAAGACTTCGTGTACAGACGAGTCTATTTTTAGGTTTTTAATCTTTTTGTTTTCTTTTGACATAGTAAGGTAGAAAAAAGGCAGAATAAATTCTCACCAAAATATAAATAGTTTTAGATATGTAAAGTTTTTACCAAAACAAGTAATATTTATTAGAGAAAATAAATAAAAAAATTTGATTTAAAATTATGGCTACTTCAACAAACAGTAAGGTTTTTGTCTCACCTGGTGTGTACACCTCAGAAGTTGATTTAAGTTTTGTGGCTCAGAGTGTTGGTGTTACCACACTTGGTGTTGTTGGTGAAACTATTATTGGTCCGGCTTTCGAACCAATATTCATTACAAACTACGATGAGTTTACTGCTTACTTCGGTGGTGTATCTCCTGAAAAATTTGTGAATACACAGATACCTAAATACGAGACTGGATATATTGCAAAGGCATATTTACAACAGTCCAATCAATTGTTCGTAACAAGAATTCTTGGGCTATCAGGATATGATGCTGGACCATCTTGGTCAATTACTACTACCGCAAACGTAGATTGTTCAACAATCGATGTTTGGTGTTTATCAGGGGCGACAATTGATTGTATACCTGTATGTTTATCGGCGAAAACAGAAACATTAATAATCCCTTTCACCGCTTGTTCTAATTCAGTAACAACAGTGGAGTTCCAAGGAACATTCCCGTGGGAATTGGGTAATTTACTTAATACTTCCTATACAACTCAAGACGGAGGAACATCTACTATTGGTACTCAACTACAAGATTTAGTGTTTGACGTAATTACTGACACAACACCATTTATCGCGGAGGACCATACAATCTATTACTTTGGGTCAATTGAGGATGGTGATTACGGTAATTTAGATACAATCTTTACTGCATCTACAAACGTTTATGGTGTACCAAGTGTTGGGTTCTCAGCAAACACTCTATGTTCTGGGTTCAATGATCCTTGGTATTATTCACAATTTGAACATGAATTAACAGGTAATGGTTACACAGGATTTTCGTTCTTCTCAATAGTCCAAAACTTACAACATCTTTATCCTACACCTACCTCAACACCATTGGCGTCGGCAACACCTACACCAACACCTTCACCACAAAACCCATGTATTACTCCTTCAGCCCATGTTAACCCAACACCGACACCGTCTCCTGTTCCGGTTAATTGTTACTCAGGAGAATTACACATCAAAGTTTATTATTATACAGGTACTTCATACACCCAATATGATGATATTGTAATTGGAACTTTAAGATCAAGAGGTGTTTCTTACTATACAAGTGCTGAAAACCCAACATATGAAATTACCGGAATTACCGATGTAAACATTGATATGACAGGTCAATATTCTTCAGTACTTAAAAACCCTTATGAGAAATTTGCGGTTAATTGTACAAATAGATACGGACAAAATTATACGTTTGAAACTTCATTCTCACAAAATGATCCGAGTTATGTTACAAAAGTATTTGGAGTTACAAACTTCCAAAAACCGAGGTTAGAGGTTCCTTTATTCTGTGAAGAAAGGTTCCAATCTTTCTTAAACTATGGATGGAAAAAAGGATATATTAGAGGACTAAATCCAAATTTAGTTAAACTTGATTCAGCACAAAGTGGTAACATCCACTCGATTGGTTGGTACTTAGATAGATATCAAACCCCAAGCTCTCCATGGGTTGTTTCAGAACTAAGAGGTAATAAAGTTTTCGATCTATTCAAGTTCTACACTATATCTGACGGAGATGGTGCTAACACACTTTTAAAAATATCGATAGCTGACATTTCATTTTCTAATAACAACTTCACAGTTTTAGTAAGAGACTACTTTGATACAGATTCAAACCCTGTTGTAATTGAGAAATTCACAAATTGTTCAATGGATCCAGGTCAAAACAACTTTATTGGTGTTAAGATCGGTACACTTGACGGTGAATACGCTCTGAATTCAAAATACATAATGGTCGAAATTAGTGAAGATGCCCCAATCGACGCTCTTCCATGTGGATTTAATGGTTACAACTTTAGACTATACCAAGGCGGTAAACCACCATTCCCAATTTACAAGGCCAAGTATGACTATCCTGGTGAAGTAATTTGGAACCCACCTTTTGGTTTAGGTACCGGAGTTGATGATGTAATTGTTAGTTCAGGTGATAACATCAGAAGAACCTACTTAGGTATTGGTAACTTCTACGGTTGGGATCCGAGTTATTATGAATATATTGGTAAACGTAATCCTAACAATACTTGTGATATCGACGGTATTGATTGGAACTACAGATCTGCAGGTTTCCACATGGACAAAAACGCGTCAGGTATCACTTTAGGTGCCGCGTTCAGTACAAGTGGTGATCCTAGATTTATTTGTGGTGGATCGTCGTTTGAACAAGAACCACAATTACCAACAAACGATTATTACAGATTATTCTCACGTAAGTATACCTTGTTGGTTCAAGGTGGATTTGATGGATGGGATATCTATAGAGAATACAGAACAAATTCTGACAGATTCGAATTAGGTAGAACAGGATACTTGTACGGAGCATGTCCTGACAACAGATATCCAAATGCCACAGGATGGGGAGCATTTAAACAAATTGCAATAGGAGATGGTACACAAGATTACGCAACTACTGACTTTTACGCATACTTGTTAGGACAACAAACTTTTGCAAACCCTGAATCAGTAAACATAAATGTATTCGCAACACCTGGTATTGATTTCTTGAACAATAGTAACTTAGTTGAAAGAGCTATCAACATGATTGAATTCAACAGAGCTGACTCACTTTATGTTACAACTTGTCCTGATTACAATTTATTCTTACCAACAACAACAGGAGTTGATGGATTAATTTACCCACAAGAGGCAGTTAATTTACTTGAGGATACTGGAATTGATTCTAACTATACCGCAACTTTCTATCCATGGGTATTAACAAGAGATACGGTAAATAATACTCAAATCTATATCCCACCAACCGCTGAGGTAACAAGAAACTTAGCGTTGACAGATAATATCGCGTTCCCATGGTTCGCAGCAGCGGGTTATACTCGTGGTATTGTTAACTGTATTAAAGCTCGTAAGAAGTTAACTCAAGAAGATAGAGATGTACTTTATACTGGTAGAATCAACCCAATTGCAACATTCTCAGATGTAGGTTGTGTAATTTGGGGTAACAAAACTCTACAAATTAGAGAGTCGGCTCTTGACAGAATTAACGTAAGAAGATTATTGTTACAAGCTCGTAAATTAATTTCAGCAGTATCAGTAAGATTGTTGTTTGAACAAAACGATGCACAAGTTAGACAAGACTTCTTAAACGCTGTTAACCCTATCTTAGACTCAATAAGAAGAGACCGAGGTCTATATGACTTTAGAGTTACAGTATCGAGTGATCCACAAGATATCGATAGAAACCAATTGACAGGTAAGATTTATATCAAACCAACACGTTCACTTGAATTTATTGACATCACGTTCTACATTACTCCAACAGGAGCGTCTTTTGAGAATATTTAAAAGATAACACAACAAAAAACAGAAGGGGGACAAAATAGTTCCCCTTTTTTTATTTATGTAATATTTATTATTATGAACTACAAAAATTTAGTTAGACAAATTATATCTGAGATCATACAAGATCAGATGACACCTACAATGAAGTATTATGCTTTTGACTGGGATGATAATTTAATGTATATGCCAACTTCTATTCGTTTGACAGACGATGAAGGTAATACAGTTGGTATGACCACAAGAGATTTTGCCGAGTATAGAGATTTGGTTGGTAAAGAACCTTTCGAATATGAAGGTCACACTATAGTCGGACCCGCAAAAGACGCTTACGTAGAATTTGGGGTAACATACGACAAACAATTTTTAATTGATGCTATGAAATCACCGACTGGTCCTGCATGGAGCGATTTTGTTGAGGCGGTAAATAACGGGTCTATTTTTGCGATAATCACCGCAAGAGGTCATACACCAAGTATCCTAAAACAAGCGGTTTACAACCTAATTCAAAAAAATATGCACGGTTTAAATAAAGAAGAACTGGTTAAAAATCTTAGAAAGTATAGAGATATTTCTGATGAAGAAGATTTAACAGATAACGAACTTATTAAAGTTTATTTAGGAATGTGTAAGTGGCATCCTGTGAGTTACGGAGAAGGTTCGGCCGCTAAACCTGAAAAGTTAAAGGTTAGTGCTATGGGACAATTTAAGGATTATGTTTATGACCTTTCAAGAAGATTGCAAGAAAAGGCTTATATGAAAAATAGAATAAGTAATTATTTCACACCTTATATTGGTTTTTCAGATGATGATTTAAAAAACGTAGAATCAATGAAAAAAGATTTTGATGACGATAGTGGAATAAATATCTATTATACAGGAGGAGGAAATAAAACTAAAATTTAATTAAAACTAGGCCTAGATAAGATATAATTTTAAAAATTATCGAAGTAAATAGAAATTTTTTTGATTCTCTATATTTATAATAAAAATAAAACAAAATTTAAAAAAAAGATATGGCTGATTTACTAATGAAAATGCCGATCCCTTACGAACCGAAAAGGGAGAATCGATGGATCTTGAGG